AATTAAATATTTGCTGAATCCAGCAAAGTCTGCAGTTACATCAAGATTCATCTCGCAACATCTGGGCTTTGTGCATCTGTATAATAATCAACTGTGAAAACCATAGTTGCATATCCAACTGGCTTGGCCCCTTCACTTGAATAAGTGATTTCAGTCGAAGCAATAAATAAATCCTTTGCCAATCCATTGACTGTCCTATCTGATGCCAATGCTGTTTCTACTTCCTTGCAGATTTCATCGATGGTTCCATCAAAATCAGAATTGCTTTCACAATAAGCCTGGACCACCACATTTAAGACCCTTTCAAGCAATCGGTTTGGTCCAATTCTGATGGGTTCTGATTCTTCAGAAATGGTGTAAACCAACAATCCAGGAAGTTCACTTGATTCCAGGGGATAAATTCTGGATTCAAAAACTCTTGAACCAGTTGATGCCAAGCCAGTGACATTGGTGACAATTCTGGATCTGATTTGTTCCCGTACATGGTCAGCCATCTTTACTGTTCCTGAAGTTGAATTTCAGTCACCCCTGTTCCATCTGGCCTGATGACCTTGGCCTTGTATGTGGTGGACCCAATCCAAAAAGAATCATCAATTGCAACTGAAGAAACATCACTGGTTCTGCAAGTGATCACTGGCAGGGTAGAAGAAACCCCAGTTTCACCTTCATCAATCATCAGATATTCGTTGTTGAATATCACATTGATGCTGGTTCCTGACCCACCTGATGGGGTGTAAGTCACTGCAGTTCCATGGGTGTCAGTGTCAAAAAAGGATGCCAGATCACTGGCAGTTTCCAGGGTCATTTCTTTGCTTTTTTGGGTGCTTCTTTGGTTTCTTCTGCAACACCTGTTCTGATCAGTTCTGATCCTTTTTCTTCTGTGACATCGATGACTTCACCAACCTTCCTGAATGCCCCGTCAGCATTCACCATCTTTAACATTTTAACTTTCATATATTCCTTTAAGCAGGGAACCCCGAAGGGTTCCCAGATTTAATGATTATGGATTAACTGAGCAACTGAATGACTTGGGTGTTCTGACTGCAAAATCTACCAGATACAGTCCAACAATCCTGGTTGCACCAGTTGAAGAATTTGTGAACGGGTCAATTTTCAAATCTAATCCGTTGCCCCAACTGCCCATGACAAGTGCGCTGAAGTCCCCAAAGGTCAGAAGGCTTTTGCCAGCTTCCACGTTATTTTCAGAAACGTAATAAGGATAGGTCATCAATCGATGTTCCCCATTCATTCCAACTGTATCATCAAGAATTGGTCTGTCAGATCCAGTTCCATTTCTGAAAGCCTTCATCATGTTTGCTGTGATTGTGGATGCACCCACCCAGTTCAGATTTCCCCTCAAAGCATTGTTTGAAGCAAGACCTGTCCAGATGTCTACAACATCACCCCAATCTGGGGCATTGGCCCCAGCAATGGTGACCCCACCAACACCAGTTGTGTTATAAACACCTATTGGGGTGTTGGATGTTCCGTTGCCTGTCAAACCCTTCAATTCAATCTGACTTGCCAAAGTCATGGCAATGTCATTTCTCACAAAGGCTTCAACATCAATGCTTGATTGCTTCATCAGGTTAGCACTGATGTCAGTCATGGCACCTACTTGCAACCCGTTCAGGCTTCTGGAAATAAAGGTCTGATCGGATTCAGTCACTGCCCCGTTTTCTGCTACCCAGTAAGCCTGGGAACCAGCATCAGAACCAGGAATGGAAACCTTCCCATTCAATCCGTTCAGTTCTGTTACACCAACCTTGCTGAAAACCATGTTGGCTCTAAGAACATCAATGAAGCTGTCAGCAAGAACATCAGTCTGAACTGTGAAACCACCAGCAGTGTTGGTTCCCACTGTCAGATCACGTTGCTGATCCTGATAGCTTTGCCCATGGATGACATCGGCTGGAACCCAGGCACCCTGGGGATCAATTCCATTCTTGTCAGCCTGTGCCCTGGATGCTTCAAATTCAAAGCTGGCATCCTCCTGAAGTTTGCGGTCATGAGGATTTGCCATTGCCCTGATCAGCTTCATCCAGGAAAAACTTCTGGTTTCCTTTTGGGTCAAGCCAATGGCATGAACTTTTTCAGGATTCTTATAGTTTTTGATCTTTTCCAGGATCGCACTTTGGAATTCTGGAACTGTCCTGCCATCCACTATATATTCCCTGGCAAGGTCTGATTCATTATGTTCAGACCCATAGGACTCAATTTCTGAAATCCTTTTTAATTCTGCTTTTTGTACTGCTTCCCTGATCTTTGATTCGTCAACCTGGGGAACAGATTCTTGAACAATTTGGGTTTCCATTTTGGAAGTCCTTTCAATAATTTCAGTTTTAAAATTTTGTTCTTCAGACCTTCCCACGATTGCCATTGAATCTGCCCCTGTTGGAACAATAGAAATTTCAAATGGTTCCCATGAAACTGCCCGATAAGTCAATTTTTCGTCATCTTCTTTTTCCATTTTGTGGATTCTGTAACCCACTGAAACCTGTGACCTGATCCCATCAATCACATCATTGAAAACTTCAGTGCTTAGTCTTCCCCTGCCAAAGCGAAGCAAAGCCCTTCCTTTTCTGTCTGCATCGATGGTGGCACGTTCTACAACCCCCAATTGATCAGACATATTATGGTTCAACAAAACAGGTGCCCTTTTCTGAAGTCTGTCCATCCGAACCGAACCCCTGTTATGGTCTAAGATTTCAACCCCAAAATTTCGGTCAACTGGGGTTTCTGTGGAAAAAATCACACTTACTGTTCTGTTTTCTTCATCTATTGCAGACCGATCCAGATCAAAGATCCTGGAAAGTTGGCCCGTTTCAATCATCCTTTCGTCTTCATCATGGTAGGGTCTTTCTTCTTCCTTCCCTGGTCTTTCAGATATTTCCATTTCTTCTGAAGATTCTTCCATTTCCATTTCTTCATCATCATGGTGCTTGGCAAAGCTGATGATGACTTCATCATCTGTTTCCTGAATATCATTGATATGCCGTTCCTGGTCATCGTATCTAAGTTCAGGCCAATCTTGTTTCTGTTCCTGTTCCATGGATCTTTCCTTTGTGCTTAGTGGGTGATCTTTTGGCAATAAATCAGTGTCATGGGGTTTGTTTTTAAACTTAAAAGTGACCAATCCCCTTATGAAAGAATTTAATCTTGCAAGACCCCACTGTTCTGCAGAAACCACTGTGGGTCTGACAGAAGAAGGCTGGGTCTTATAAGCCCCAATTCCCCTTTCCACCACCTTGACCATGGTGGACATCGGAACTGATCTTTTAGGGTCATCCTTGTATTTTTCCTGATGGGCTTTGTGCTTGTTTTCAACCGCCTTCTGGGTTGCATCATTCAGTTCAATCTGTCTGATGTCTGGTTCATCAATCTTTGAAAGTCTCGAAAGGTTCATTCCTAAAACCCTGTCAGTTTCCATATAGGTTCCATCATCCCTTGGGGCATAGATCCTGATTCTTGCCACTGGATCATCTGGGGTTGCAACCAGGGTTTCATCACCAAATTGGGTTTCCCCTTCAGTTCTGATGCTGACAATCCTTCCAGTGTATGTTCCTTTTTGTGCCCTGAATCTGACAAAATCCCCAACATCAAATCCGTTGTAAGGTTGCCTTTCTTCTTCATCGATTTTGTCCACCCGTTCAATGATTCTTTCTGACCAGGCTTTTGCTGGGTAACCCCCCCAAAGGTAAAAGGCAATCAAGCCAGCACCTGGATAGCCAGGATCATCAGGGTCAGAATTCGCATCAGATTCCAGATCCACTTCATGTCTGGCAAGAAAGGATTTCATCCTTTTGACAGTATCAATGGACAGTTCTTCCCTGTTTACCAGTTGCCTTGCCCTGACAGCACCAACCCTGGTTCCACCCCTTCCAAACTTTTCCCTCCAATCCAGACCCTTCTGGGCTTGATCAGCAATTTCCTGGGTGGGCTTTGTGTTTATTTCAACACCTTTATAAGTTGCCATTATTCTTCTTCTGGCCCCCCTGGTTGAATGGGTGGTGTTTCAAACTGAAGCCCAAGGTCATTGATCTTTCTTCTTTCACGGGCAAGCTGATCTATGACTTCATCCCATTCCTTTCCGTTGGTTGCAGTGATGTCTGTCAGGCTTTCAACACCCATCTGAACTGCCAATTGTTTGGCTTGGATTTCTTGCAATGGATTAACGTATGGGAAACCCCTGGGAATCCACCTGACATTTTCGAATTTGGTGACTTTGGACATTGGCAAATTCGCGTTTCCACCCAGTTCAAACCATCCTGAAGTTATTGCCATCCTTAACCATGATTTATAAATTGGGGAACAGAAGTTGTGGATGATGAAATTCTGACAGATGGACCACTGGGATCTTTCTTCTGCTTGCCCTGCCCTGATGCTGGAATAGTTCACTGATTCAAGGTCATTGGTCAGATTGTTATAAGAAACCAAAAGACCTGAAGCCACTGACCTTAAAACAGTCTTGGTGAAATCTTTGTAAGCAGTATTGGGATGGGTGGGGTCAAAGGGTTTGAAATCCATCCCTTCTGGAAGTTGCTGGAAGGTTCCTGGTTCAAATTCAGTCACCAAGTTCTGTTCTTCATCAACATCAGTTCCAACATAGGCATCAGAAGTTGGGCTGGTGAAAAAGCCCATTGCTGATGAACTGATCCTGGATGCAGTAAGTTCTGAAAGCTGATATTGCCCCAGCATATCCAGGGGCCGAAGTGCAGTATTCAACCAGGGCACCCCTCTTGATTGTCCTGGTCTTTCCTGAATATAAAGATGAACGATTTCTTCTGCAGGAACCCTTTCAGTTTTAAAAATCTGATTGACTGATGTTCCATAAAAAAGCCCAGGCTTTCTGATGACCTGATGATAAGCCAGTGGTCTTCCATAACGATTCTGTTCAACGGACATCACAATGGCAGTGTCATCATCCAGAACTTTATTATTATTGATTGGGAAATAATCAGATTCTAAAACCCAAAGGCTGAAACCGAAGGGATTGTCATCAACCCCTTTCATCATTCTGATGAAGCATTCCCCATCCCTTGCCAGGGTTTCTGCAACAAGTCTTTGGGTGTCCACCCAGTTCTTCCTGCCATCGATGGAACAGAATCTGGGATTTTCACCCCATATCTGCCAAGCCTGTTCAAGTCTGGTGTTGTCCCTGTCATCCAGGGTTCCATCATCCCGTCTGGTCTTTGCCTGAAAGTTGATTCCGTTCAGAACAATGTTTGACTTAACCATCGAAAGAAACTTTCTTCCCAGTTCATTATCCTGGCAGACTTGCCTGGACCTGTTCCGCATGGTCTGCAGTGAACCATAAATTTCTTCGTCTGGTGTTCCTGCAACACCCCTGAAACCAGAAAACAATTCTGAAGTTTGGGCTGATGCAAACATCCTGGAAGATTGTTTTCTGATGGTCCTTTTTTTGGGTGGATCTGCTTTTTTAAAAAAATCAAGAATTGCCATCAATACCTTCCAAGTCTGGTTTTAATGATGCCATCATGACCCCTTCCTTCCCTGGCCCGTTGCATCCTTTTCAATTTCAACCATTTGGCTTTATAGACTGCTTCCCAGGTGTGAAGGTCATCTGGGTCCATCCTGGAAAGTGATCTTCCAGCAATTGAATAAGACATCTGATCTTGTGATGCCCTGCCCTGGATCACTGCTTGGATTGCATCCAAAACTTTCTTTTCATAGGGTTCAGGATCTGCAGTTGAAACAGCCTTGTTTTCAACCACTTCCCAAGTGCCGTTCCCGATTTCAATTCTGTTTGAATCTGAAGTTTTGGTGATGTATGCAGACCACTGATAAATCCCAACTGGGAAATTCACTGTTGCAGTTGAATTTTCTTCGATGATGTATTCAGTTCCTGATTCTGATGCAGTCAAAGTGATGGCAGTCCCAACCCCATTCAGTCTGGCTGAATAGGTCAGCCCGTATGCTGAAGGTGGGTAGTCTGTTCCAAGATCAGTTCTTTTCCAGGCTAAGAAATCACCAGCAACAATGGGGAAACCAAATTCTTCCAGGGTTGGTTCTTCTGTTCTGAAGTTTGTACTATCGAATAAATTAGACATTTAAAACCTATTCATTCCTGTCACCCATCCGTTGGATCTTCTGACCCGTTGCCTGGGTTTTGGTTTTGGTCTTTGCTGTATATGTTCACCTTTGGAAACTTTCTGTTTCAGAAGTTCCAGGTTTGGGTTCAAATTAAGAAAAGCACTGTATCCATAAACGAATGTGTCCAGGGCTTCATTTCTTCTGTAGACCTTCACCCAGCTTCTTACTGGGTGACCTTTTGAAAGTCTGGTCACCACCTTTTCTGCAGTCAGTTGTCTGAAATATTCCTGATCATAAGTGATTGGAAAGTGGACATAATTGGGCCCAGGGGTGTCATTCTTCAGAAAGGAATATATCTGTTCTTTTGCAGTGTCCACCCCCAAGGAGTAAAGCAACCCCAACCCTTTTGCCAACTTGGTGGGCTTGTTAATGATTGGCTTTCCAGAAATGTTTGAACCCTTGATTGGGTGAATTCTTTTGAAGGATCTAGATGCACAATATCTATAAACTGCATCTGAAAAGTGCCCCCCTGAATCGATGAATGCACTAGCAACATTCAGTTCCACCCCATTAGGATGTTTGAACTTTCTTCCCAATATTTCATCCAGTGCATTCCAGGGAATCTGGGTGCCTGGATCACCATAAAGTTCTTGGTATAAAAGGGAATAAATTTGATGATCATGGGTATATCCCAGAAGCTGAACTGCCAAGCGATCATCTTGGGTGTCAACTCCTGCAGTAATTAAAACAATATCTTCAGATGGAAGTTCTTCATCAGAGTAATCTTCCCTTCTGGTGAATATATATTCCCACTGAAGCCCTTCACCCATTTCTTCCCATGTTTCCCCAAATGAATTTGTCCATGCTTTTAAAAGGAATCTGTCATCTTTACATTTCAGAAAATCCTTGACCTGTTCTGCCCAACTTCGCCAACCCACTGGGGAATATAAACCATTGATTGAATACCCTTGAACCTTGGGATTTGCATCAGCGTTTTGTGAAACCCATTCCCCTTGTTTCATCATGGAAGTCTTCCTGGATTCTGGAATCAGTTGATGACATTCCTGGCATTCATATTTTGCAGTGTCAGGAAGATGTTCCCCGTCTTCTGATTTATCCCAGACAATCCCTTTCCATTCCAGGGGTTGCTTGTGCTTGCAGAATGGGCAGGGAACAAAGAACTTTTTCTGGGTGCTGTTCTGATATTCCCTTTCAATTCTGCAAAGGCCCTTGATGGTTGGGGTTGAACAAAGAAATATTTTTCTTCTTGCGTAAGTGGTGG